TTGCACAATTACAGTGACGCCTAATGACGCCTCGAAGTTTTACTTGGTAAGCAATGACAGCGGATTTGATGCTACATTTACTCAGGGTACTGGTGCCAGCTTATCTGTTCCAAACGGAACGTCTGGTATAATATACTGCGATGGCACTGGGGCGGCGGCAAATGTCAAAGCAATCATCGACGCGACAACTCTGACAACTCTGGGAATTACGGCCACTGCCGCTGAGTTAAATATCCTTGACGGCGTTACGGCGACCACTGCCGAGCTGAACTACAACGACATCACAACGCTTGGCACATCAGAGGCCAGTAAGGCCGTCACGGCGGATGCAAATGGTGTTGTTACTTTTGACAATGGCATTGTTGAGGAAAGCACTACGATTACATCATCTGGCAATGCTGCAACTCTTGACCTGCATAGTGGCACAAACTTTACGCACCCTTTGACCGAGGACGTAACTTATACGTTTAGCAATTCTGGTGCATCTGGCCGCGCATCTGCATTTACACTGAAGGTCACTCAGGACAGCACTGCGCGTACAATTACATGGCCTAGCTCCGTCGATTGGAAAGATGCGACTGCACCTACGCTTTCCGCGGCAAGCGGTGCGGTGGATGTATTTGTATTTATAACTTACGATGGCGGCACAACGTATTACGGTTTTGCGGCTGGTCAGGCGATGGGGTGATCCAAGATGAGTAACTTTAAAAAGACAATGATGGCCTCTGCAAGTATTGGCGGTGGTGGTTTCATATTTTTCTCAAACTATGATGTAAACAATACAATTGGCGAGGGGTATGATTGGTTCGTATACCCAGCACAAAATACTGTGTTTAATAGTACTGGAAATATGTATACAATCTGGAGGTCTAGGCAGGGCAGTCTAAATAGATTAATGCTTGCAGAGCTTGATGGCGCTGGTCAAGTTGTTAATTCAAGATCTTACACTGGGTATTTGCGAGGTCAAACGTATCATAAGCTTGGTGATGCTACCAATCAGGGTTCTTTTATTACGGTAGATGATAACGACAACCCCTATATAGGTTGGGGGACTAATTCAGGTGGCTATACCGCAAAGTTAGCTAAAGACTTATCTAGCATCACTTGGGATCAAGTAATCTTTGGTTATGGCCAGTATTGTAGTGGTGGGTTTATAGACCCTCATCCGACAACATATGGGAATTTAGTGGTAAAAAGTCCCGATCAAAACAATGTTGTCTCATCAATAAATGGAAGTACCGGCGCTCATGTGAGCCAGTTTAGAGATGTTTTTACCAATCCCGGCGCTCAAATAGATACTAATACCGCAATTGGAGTTTACGCAGGAAATGGCTATTTGGTTTACCCAATAAGATCCATAGCATCAACGAAAGACCCGCTTCTTGCTTTTAAATACTATCAAAGTAGTAGCTCTCCGTTTGATACAAAAATAAACAACTATGCACCAAGTAATAATAATAGTTGGGAGTACCCTACGGGCGTTGGAACGCAATGGAAAATAGGTGATCCTTGGAACGCTTGGTATAAAATAGTCGTAACAGGTCGGGGCAAAAGATCAGGTTCAGATGTATTTTACATTACAGAAACAAGCGCATTAGGGTCGCAGACTAATAATTTGTATTACAGTACATCAAATTCTGCGGGAATAACATATGCGTCATCTGGTGTGATTGACAGTAGTGGAAACACATATGTATTTTTCAGTAATAATGGGCAAAGAGCTTTTGATGTTGTAAAATTAGACAGCAGTTACAATGTGGATCAGGCTATCAGAATAAAGCCTACTAGCGGAAGCTATGGTAATAATCAATATGCGTCTGGTATTCAGTATTGCAATCCACGATTAAGCAGAGATGAAAATTTCTTATGCATGTCTAATGGCGTGTATGATGTAGGCGTAAGCTACCAAAATCGTGCATATATGGCGATGAAAATACCAACAGACTTAACTTCTGCCGTTGGTGGCCCACACAACATACCTCTGGGTGGAGGTTGGACAGGAGACCAGTTTGAAATAACGGATGTTACTTCTGCTATTTCTTCTGTTCTTATAAAAGAAACCACTACATTGACGGGAGCAACTGGCACGGGGAATACCACTCTAGGAAACAGTAATTACGCAGCAAACGTAAGTGGGGCAGCCTTAAACGGAAGCCAAGGCACTGTAACAATACCATAAGGAGAAAATTTAAATGTATGTTAAAATAACAAACGGAGCAGTAGACCAATACCCCTACACGGTCGGCAATCTGCGCCGTGACAGCCCAAACACATCTTTTCCAAAGCGTCCTAACGACGATCTTCTAGCTGAATGGGGCGTTTATCCTGTTACAGTGGAAGACAGGCCAAGCATTGATGTTAGAACGCAAGACGTTAATCCTAATGACGCACCTACCCTGTCAGATGGAATATGGTCTGTGAGCTGGTCTGTAACAAGCAAAACACCAGAGCAGATTGCAGAGCATGATGCAGGGATGGCAGATGTTAATAGAAACGTGCGTGACGCCTTTATTGCTGAAACAGATTGGTGGGCATCATCTGATCTCACTATGACCGCTGAACAAACAGCTTATCGCCAAGCACTGCGTGACATCACAAGCCACGCCAACTGGCCTCACTTAGACGAGGCTGACTGGCCCACGAAACCGTAAGGACGCTCAATGCCACTAATCCCGCTGAACATCCCCAAGGGTCAGTATGCAAACGGAACGGAGTATCAATCTCTGGGCCGCTGGCGTGACGTAAACTTAGTTCGTTGGCATGAGGACGCTCTGCGCCCGGTTGGTGGCTGGAGACCCCGTGCGCAGTCAGACAATACACCTGTCACGGCAGGCGGGATTGTTCGGGGTGTCCATACATGGATTGACAATGACGGTGAGCGTTACGCAGCCTTCGGGTCGCACGACACCCTAACGGCAATGCTGGAAAGCTCTGTCACGGCAGACGTAACCCCGACAGCTCTAACAAGCGGTCGTGTAAACGCTACCATCAACACTGGTTGGGGAGCTGGCGGCTGGGGTCTGTTCGGTTGGGGCGTTGCTCGTCCTGATCTCGGAAGTATTTTGCGCGCTACGACTTGGAGCTTGGACAATTGGGGCGAGGAGCTAATTGCCTGCTCAAGCGACGATGGCGTTATCTATTCATGGGACTTGGCAACGGGAACACCCGCCGCTCCGGTGACGGGAGCACCAACAGGATGCACAGCAGCATTTGTCACCGAAGAGCGGTTCTTGGTGGCTCTAGGGGCTGATTATAGCGTCTCCCAGGCGTCCAGCAAGCGCGTGGCGTGGTCAGATCGCGAGGATTACAATACATGGACGGCGGCGGCTACAAACGAGGCTGGCGACATAGAGCTTCAAACTAGCGGCACAATTCTAGCAGCGGTGAAAACTCGGGGTCAGTCATTGATCCTAACCGACCAAGACGCTCATACAATGACATACTCAGGACCGCCTTTTGTTTTTGGATTTCAAAGGGTTGGCACGGCGTGTGGTATGATTGCGGCGGGGGCATATGCTTCTGTTGACGCTGGCGTAATCTGGATGGGCCGACGAAACTTCTATATTTATTCTGGCGGTCAGGTCCAAGAAATACCGTGCGAAGTTGCCGATCTGGTGTTTAGCAACATCAATTACGATCAGGCGTCAAAAGTGCAGGCGATGGTCAACTCGCAATGGAATGAAATCTGGTGGGTCTATCAGTCGCAAGATGCGTCAGAATGCGACAAGTACGTTGCATACGATTATGTCGAAAACATCTGGACGACAGGCAGCATCGACCGCACCGCAGGCGTAGATCGCGGTGTGTTCCGTTTACCGTTCCTGGTGAAATCAGACGGCGTTGTATATGAACATGAGGTCGGGTTTGAGTATGACGGCATTACTCCATTTGCGGAAACTGGGCCAATAGCAATCGGCACTGGCGAACAGCAAATAAGCGTCACGAGTGTAATCCCAGACGAAAAAACTCAAGGACAAGTCGACTTGAAATTTAAGTCTCGCCTATATCCAAACGCCACAACCGAAACAGAGTACGGGCCATTCAGCCCAGCAAACCCAACCTCTGTTCGCTTCCAGGGTCGTCAGATCAGGATGCGAGTTGAGGGAGCTCAGGGCGCCGACTGGCGCGTCGGTATCATGCGCCTTGACGCAAGGCCGGGTTCCAAGCGATGAGTTTTTACGGAGCACCTCCCGTTGGTCCTGATTTTAAGGTCTGGGCTGAAAAGTTTAGTGCATGGCTGACAAGTACGCGGTCTTTTCTTACCCACCGGCGCGAATACCAAAGTGCGGCAGAGGATGGTGTTTTGCTCTGGGATCGCGAAGAAGGCTACCCGGTGGTCTCAAAGAACGGTGAGTGGGTGCAAGTTGTTTTGGAGGACGGCAAATACTCTGGGGCAGTGACAACTGACCAAACCGCTGTAGCTATAAACACAGCGTACGCATTGACTTACACCTCCAGCATCGCTGATGGTATTGCTAACGGCACTCCAGCCTCTCGCATTGTGTTTGATGAGGCTGGTCAGTATATGATTAGCTTTTCGGCGCAGATTGCATCGACATCAAGCTCAACTGTAAACTTCTGGTTCTGGCCTCGCGTCAATGGTTCTGACGTTACTGGGTCAACAATGAAAAACGCACTGCATCAAAACGGGTCTGTTTTAGTTGTTTCGCGCTCTGCAATATTTGAGATTAACGCTGGGGACTACCTTGAGGCCATGTGGGCTGTTGACAGCACCAGCGGATTTCTCGATGCAACTGCGGCAACGGCGTTTGCACCCGCAGCACCAGCTTCCACGATTGCGATAACGAGGCTGCACGGATGAGCCGAGAAAACGTCATAAAGGTCAGCTTTGAGCCGCCGAAAGATCCTATGGTGGAAATGTTCGCAGTTTTGCCCGAGAACCTTCCATCGGTGATCGACGACGCGCGGCGCTTCATAGAGATGTCCACTGAGCGCCAGGGTAATGTAAGCGCCGACCACATCATCCAAGACCTATACGATGGCATGTCCCTGCTGTGGATGGTTTACGTTGACGGGGTGCCAATGGCTTCCGTCGTGACCTGCATTTTGCACCACCCGCTGCGCAGCAATATGAAGATTGAGTGGATGGGCGGAGAGGACATGCACCTCTGGGCCGGAGAGGCGTTGGCCACTTTGACAAAAATAGCGAAAGACGCTAAAATGGACGCGATTGAGACTGACGGTCGCAAGGGGTTCGCAAAATACGCAGAGGCGGCTTCATTCCGAGAAACGCGTAGGCATTATGAGATGGAGCTGAGCTGATGGGTTCGACCACGACAAAAGAAACCAAGCTGCCGCAGTGGCAGGAAGACTTTATCCGCGAGCAGATCCTGCCGCGCGGCATTGAGATCGCCGAAACGGAATACACCCCATACGAAGGCGAGACGATTGCCGGAATGACGCCCACTCAGCAGCAGGCTCTTTCCGGCTTTGGCGGCCTGGACATGGGCGGCCA